GAAGATGAGTTTCTGGAAATGTTGTTCATGCGGCCAGAAAAGATTATCTTTCATGGTGGGCGCATTCGTGCGGCAACGTTGTGCGATATTCCAGCATTCGCTGAGGCATACATTCAGCTGACCGGTGAGCAACTGTCAGACGTGACCGTGGCCGCGTTGGCTGCCGCGGCGACGAGTGAGACCATGTTCGCCGCCGTGAGTCCACATGCGACCGCTACCTCTGACGGCGCGTGGGATGGTCCGGCGAATGAGAAGAAGATCACGTCGCCGATGCCAGCTGCGACCGCGCGTGCGGCGTATGCGTGGATCGATTCGAGCGCAGCCGTGGATGGCAAGTATACCAAGGCTTCGTGTAAGTTTATTCATCACGAGATCAGTGCCGATGGTTCGGTAGGTGCGGCGAACTTGACCGCATGTTCAACCGGTATCGGCGTGCTCAACGGTGGTCGTGGCGGTACGACGATTCCGGCGGGAGACAAGCGTGGCGTTTACAACCATCTGGCAAAGCATCTGCGCGACGCCGGTCGTGAGCCGCCGCCAGCAAACTTTGAGGCAGTTGTCGTGATGGCATCCGCCGTAAAGGATGAACCGCCGCACGAGTGGTTCATCAATCCACATCTGTCGCTGCCGACCGGAATCACCGTGACCGACGACGGTCGTGTCTATGGACATGCCGCGATGTGGGGTGAATGTCACGTTGGGGTGGCGGACGTCTGCGTGTCACCTCCGGTGGAAGATTCTCACCCGTACTTCATGACCGGGGAGGTTGTGTGCGCGGACGGTTCTCGAGTCGCGGTTGGACAGATCACCTTGGGTACCGGTCACGCCAATCTGTCGCTTGGCGCGTCGCGCGCTGCGGAACATTACGACGACACGGGAACCGCCGTGGCGGACGTATCCGTAGGAAACGATGAGCATGGTATCTGGGTGGCTGGTGCCATTCGACCGGGAACCGACATGGCACGTATTCGTGAGTTGCGTGCATCCGGTCAGGTTTCCGGTGACTGGCGTCGAATTGGGGGACAGCTTCGGTTGATTGGCCTGCTGGCCGTCAACGTTCCGGGATTCCCGGTTCCGAAGATTGGTACCCGCGTGGCAAGTGGTGCACCGCTGGCATTGGTTGCCGCTGGCCGACCGACCATGGTTGGTCATGGATTGACCGATGAAGATCTCGAGAAGATCGCGATGCGTAAGATGCGTGACACTCTCGCGAAGCGAATCGGTCGATTCCGCGATTAAGAGATTATGTTAGGAGGTAAGGAAGATGTGCGGTTGCCGAAAGAACAAGGTCGTCACGACGACGGGTACCGAGTCGCAGGGACAGGGCTGACCACCGGTAAATAAAGCAAAATCATTTTGTGTTACGCTACGCATCGTGAAGTAGCGCATGAATGAGAAGTGCGTTTCGTTGAGGGAGTAACAAATGTCTGAAGAGCTTGTTAGCGTCCCCCAGGACCTCAAGCTGCTCAGCGATGACGAGCTCGGTGAGCTCGAAACGCGGGCGACCGCGGAGTTCGATCGTCTGAATGAGAATGACGATGTTACTCCCGAAGCGCTTGAGCAGCTCATGTCCCTTACCGACGGCATTGAGCGCTTGCGCGCGGAAAACGCGGCACGCGTTTCGGAAAGGCGCCGGCAGGAGGGTCTCGAGCGTGCGCGGCTCGCACGTCAACGCGAAGGCCTGCAGTCTCGGGTCCACAGTGGACCGGGCGAAGGCGGTAGTAATACAGGTGGTAACAACGACATCGCTGACTTTAAGCCGATCGACGGTGAAGGTATCGCCGCGGCGGCTGCGCGTGGTGCTACGGCCGCATTGGTTGCGGCCCTTGGCGATCGTGGCGGTGACCTGGTTGGCCAGCTCAAGCGTGCGACGTCGCTTTCTGAGGCACAGCGCCACGCCCCACGTCCTAAGACTCCGGCCGCACAGCTCGCGGTGACGGCTGCGGTCGACATTCCGGGTCTCGCGCGAAATGATGATCTGTCCAATCTAGACTCACTGGCGAATGCGTTCTACAAGCGTGCTCGGTCGATGAGTGTCACGAATGGTTCGCCGCAGGAGCAGCTTGTTGCCACGATTCGCAACGAGTTCGAGTACACCATCGATGACCGCACCACCCCGGGTCAGGTCGATGAGCTCTTCAAGCGACTGACGTCACGCGATAAGCAGCAGGCCCTTGTGGCCGGCGGTGGTTGGTGCGCGCCATCCGAGATCCGCTACGAGTTCTTTAACATCGCATGCACCAGTGGGCTTATCGACCTGCCGACGTTTGGTGTCAGTCGCGGTGGTATTCGCTATCCGACCAGTCCGAGCATCGCGGACGCATTCAGCACGACCGGTCTTGCACCGTTCGCCGTGGCATTTACCAACGCCTCGATTCCGTGGCTCTGGACGGAAACGGATGACCAGGCTGCTGCCACCGGTGCCAGCCCGCGTAAGCCGACCCTCCGCGTTCCGTGCCCGTCGTTCAACGAGCGTCGTCTTGAGTGCTACGGCATCACGGTGACCGCCGGAAACCTGACCGATGACGCATACCCGGAAGCGACCCAAAACTTCCTCAAGCTGGTTCTCGCCGCGCACGCGCACGCGCAGAACAGCCGCATCATCTCGACGATGACCAGTCTCGCAACCGCGGCCGTGAGCACCGGTTCATACGGCGTGACCGGGCAGCCCGCATTCAATGCCATTCTTAGTGGTGTTGAACTGGCAGCCGTGGACTACCGCGAGAAGTATGGCATGTGTGACGACGACGTGCTCGAGGTCGTCATGCCGATGTGGGTTCCCGAAGTTATTCGAGCGGACCTCGCGCACCGTCGTGATCCGGAGTGGGCCTCGGTTACCGAAGCCACCATCGGCGGTTGGTTCAGTGATCGTGGTATCCGCGTTCAGTGGGTCGATGACTATCAGGTGCGTGGTGCCGGTCAGTTCGGTAACTCGTCTACGGCGATGACCACGTGGCCGACCACCGTGACCTACATGCTTTACGCGGCTGGTACGTTCATGCTCGGTAATGGTCTCTCGCTCGACCTCGGTGTCGTTCGAGATTCCACGTTGAACGCGGCGAACGACCACACCGCTGCGTGGTCGGAGGAGTGTCACCTCGTGGCCATGGTTGGACATGAGGCACGCCAGTACACGACCAGGTTCGCGGTCGCTGGTGAGACCGCACCGACCAGCATCATTGCCCTGTAAGTCCACATCGGACTGACGGGTGTCCAAGGTAGACGCTGAGGAGGTGAACGTCGATGGTTAACCGTCGTCAGAACATTGATCCACCGACGTTCACCCCGTCGCAGTACGGGTTGCTTACGGTTGCGCAGACGCCGCCGTCTGCCGACGCACACTGGATGAACGGTGTGACGTATCAGACCCGATGCATCAATTCCGCTGATACCATCTACGATGCGTGCATCGCGGTGACCGGTACCGGTCCGCCACCTGCCGCTTCCAGTAAGACCAACAACACCAGTCTCGTATTTCGTGGTGCGACGCCATTTACGGTGTACACCGAATTTGCATGTGCACCGATTGGCATTAGTGATGCACAGAAGATTGCCACCGATGCGCTCACGCAGTCCGCACCGTGGGAGGTGGAATACGCGTTCTGGACGGGAAAGGCTGCCAACCAGAATGTGGTGTATCCTCACCTCGCGGCGGGCACGCAGGTGCTTGATGCGGATAGCATTATCTTGCAATCAGCCGCGACAACGGTGACCGGTAGCGCGGTCAACGTGCGCGTGGGAATTGGCTTGCTTGAAGAGGCGATCGGTAACTGCTCAAACGGACAAGGCGTTATTCACGTGCAGCGTAAAGTCTTGTCGGCACTATTTTTCTCGCAGCTCGTGGAATCTCGTGGTGGTCAGCTTTTCACGAAGAGTGGAAACTTGGTTGCGGTTGGTTCTGGTTATCCAGGCACGGGTCCAACCGGACAGGCGATTACCGCTATCACGTCGTGGATGATTGCGACCGGTACCGTGTTTGCTATGACCGGTCCGGTTCGTGTGTTGAATCAACGTGAAACGCTTGACCGCACAACGAACACCGTTGCGATGTTGGCCGAGCGAACGTACCTGCTTGGCTGGGATTGTTGTCACGCAGCCGTACAAGTCGATATCAGTGCGGCATAAGGGAGAATGAACTATGGTCGCCACCGGTGTTTGCGCGGCACCCATCAAGGGTACGCACCTGCGCATCGTTAAGCTGGACGCGTGCGGCATCCCGGTGACAGGAGCGAGCTCACTCGTGGTTGTTACCAAGGGTTTCGTACAGGTTCAGATGGATCCCGACTACGAGGCCGGTACGGAATTCTTCGAGCGTAACGCTGATGGTGACGCGTGCGTGAACCAGAAGGACCGTCCGATCCTGAAGCGCATGAAGCTGACCATCGATCTGTGTGAGGTTAGTCCTGACGCGTTGAACTTCGTGCTTGACGCACGATTGATCACCAACTCCGGTGCGACGACCGGCATTGGTTTTGCATTGAACTCCGGTAC